CAGCTAAAGTTAACGCAGCGTTCACGTTTGCTATCGTTAATACCGATGGTACAGACGCTGTAACCGTAACCGCTGGTACGGGCTGGACCCTTGTTGGCACTGCTGCTGTGTCGGCTAACACGTCGTCGCAGTGGCTCGCGCGCAAGACCGGCGTTGGCACTTGGACGGCTTACCGTATTGCGTAACTAATAGGGGGTTCGCCCCCTATTTTTAAAAGGATCAGCTATGTCAAACACTAAACCTATTGGCGTTGCTTTTACAGACCAAGACATCATCGGCTCGCAATATGTGCTGTCCGCTGAACAGTTTGGCTACACGGCAGACGCTCAAGGTACTGTGACCCAAGCGACCAGCAAGTCTACGGCTGTTACGCTTGACAAATCAGCCGGTCAGATCACGATGAACAACGCAGCGTTGGCGAGCGTAACTAACGTGACTTTCACGTTAAACAACTCGTTCATTTCTGCAAATGACATTTTGGTTTTGAACGTAAGTGGCGGCGCTACTTCGGGCGCTTACAATTGTTGGGTTTCGGGTTTAAGCGCAGGCTCTGCGTCTATCACCCTACGCAACATCTCGGGCGGCTCTTTGTCTGAGGCAGTTGTTATTAATTTTGCTCTTATTCATTGCGTGTAAGGCGCGGGGGCTAATAACCCCCCTGTAAACTATGGCCGTCATCTATCTTCGTCACGCCACTCACGGCGCTAAAGTCGCTATATCTGATAAAGAAGCCGATAACGATAGAGAAAACGGCTGGGAAGTGTATGATCCTAATGATGTAGAAGATGAGATGGAGCCAGTTAACGAGCTTCAGCCTCGTCGTCGCAGCCGTAGAACTCAGGAGGTTGAGTTATGACAACTGCCGCTGAACTTATTAACGGGTCACTTCGCCTTCTTGGTGTTTTAGCTGAAGGTGAAGAACCTTCGGTTGCGGTCATGCAAGACTCTATCATGGCGATGAATCAAATGATTCAGTCATGGGACACTGAGCGTTTGTCAGTTTTTAGTACGCAAGATCAAGTGTTTACTTGGCCTGCGTACACTATGTCGCGCACGATTGGCCCTACCGGCGATTTTGTAGGTAATCGTCCTATTGAAATTGATGACGCGACTTATTTCAAAGACCCATCGTCGGGACTGTCGTTTGGTGTCAAACTAATCAATCAGCAGCAGTACGATGGTATTGCATACAAAACGGTTACGTCGACATACCCGCAAGTTATGTGGGTAAACAATACGTTTCCAGATATGGAAATGACGGTGTATCCAGTTCCTATCAAAGCCCTGGAATGGCACATTATTTCTGTAGAAACGTTGACGGAAGTCTCAAGCGTCGCTACAGACATGTATTTTCCGCCAGGCTACTTGCGTGCGTTTCGCTACAACTTAGCCTGCGAACTAGCACCTGAGTTTGGTGTTGAACCTTCGCCGCAAGTGCAGCGTATTGCCATGTCAAGCAAGCGCAACATCAAGCGCATCAACTTCCCCGGCGATCTTATGGCAATACCTTACCCGATTGTTGCAACGCGTCAACGGTACAACATCTACGCTAACAACTTCTGATGAAAACGCCGATTCTTGGATCGACTTACGTTGCCCGTTCCGTCAACGCAGCCGATGCGAGGATGGTCAATTTGTTTCCAGAAGTTGTGCCGGAAGGTGGCAAAGAGCCTGCTTTTCTTCAGCGCTGCCCCGGCTTACTCAACCTTGCTACGATTGGTAGCGGCCCTATTCGTGGGCTGTGGACCTTTTCGTCTGACAACAGCACGGCGTTTGTTGTGTCGGGTAATGAACTGTACAAAATAAATACCAGTTATGCCGCGACCTTTATTGGTTCTATTCCTGGTACTGGTCCTGTCAGTATGGCCGACAACGGCATCCAGTTGTTTATTGCCTGTAACGGGCCAAGCTACATTTACAACAACAGTACCGGCGTATTTGGGCAGATTGTAGATGTTGATTTTCCCGGCGCCGTAACGGTTGGGTATATTGACGGCTACTTTGTTTTTAATGAGCCTAACAGCCAGCGCATTTGGGTTACGCAATTGCTCGACGGCACGTCGATTGAACCGCTGGATTTTGCTAGCGCGGAAGGTTCGCCTGATGGCGTTGTCGGTCTTATTGTTGATCACCGAGAAGTTTGGGTTTACGGTACAAACTCAGTTGAAGTATGGTACGACGCCGGTACGCCAGACTTCCCCCTTCAGCGCATACAAGGCGCGTTTAACGAAATTGGCTGTATTTCCGCGTACACCATTGCCAAAATGGACAACGGTTTGTTTTGGCTCGGCGCAGATGCCCGAGGGCAAGGTATTGTCTACCGCGCTAACGGCTACACCGGGCAGCGCATCAGCACACATGCGGTCGAATGGCAAATTCAGCAATATGGCAACTTGACGGACGCGCTTGCGTACACATATCAGCAAGACGGCCATAGCTTTTACGTCCTTATATTCCCCAGCGCCAACACAACGTGGGTCTATGACGTAGCGACAGGCGCATGGCATGAGCGCGCAGGTTGGAGCGACGGATCGTTTACGCGGCATCGCAGCAATTGTCAGATGGCGTTTAACAACCAAATCATTGTGGGCGACTATCAGAACGGCAACATCTACGCGTTTGATCTTGACACTTACGCTGATAACGGTCAGATACAAAAGTGGTTGCGCTCGTGGCGCGCATTACCAACAGGCCAAAACAATCTTAAGCGCACCGCACAACACGCTATGCAGCTTGACATGGAGTCGGGCGTTGGGCTAGCAACAGGCCAAGGCAGTAATCCAGAAGTTATGTTGCGCTGGTCTGACGATGGCGGTCATACATGGTCTAATTATCGTACTACGTCAGTAGGCAAAATCGGCGAGTATTACTACCGTGTTTGGTTCCGTCGCTTGGGCATGACAATGAAATTACGCGATCGCGTATATGAGTTGTCAATGACAGACCCTGTTAAGACTGCGATTATGGGCGCGGAAATTCTCATAACGCCAACCAATGCTTAATGTCACCAACATTCCAGCACCGCGTGTCAGCATTATTGACGAGCGAACAGGGCTTATTTCGCGGGAATGGTATCGCTTCTTTTTAAATCTGTTTACGTTAGTTGGACAAGGCAACAATCAAACAAGCCTTGATGACCTTCAAGTCGGGCCCCCGGCGCAAAACATCAACATATTGGTGTCAGGTAGTTCAACCGATTTAGCCCCTCCCCCTGCACCCATCACCTCAATAGCGGACAATCAAGCGCTGCTGCCCGGTAATTTGCAATTACCAGTCGATAACGGCCAAGCATTACTGCCTTCGGTTGTACAAGCGCTAATTCAAAGTTACGCCGACTTAGCGCCGCCAGTTATTCCTCCAAGCATACCCACTAACGGCACAGTCACAAGTGTTGACGTGTCTGGTGGTACGACAGGCATGTCGTTTACTGGCGGTCCTATCACTACATCAGGCACGATTACGATGTCTGGCACGTTAGGGACAGCTAACGGAGGTACAGGCGCCACTTCGCTTACGGGCGCGGGTATTGTCACATTAACTGACAGCCAGGTTATTACGGGCCAAAAAAATTTCACTAGTTTCTCCTGCACCTACGCAGGCGCGACTTACGCTACAACAAACGCTTATTTTGGTGAGAGCAGTGCTTATGCTGCAATAGGTGGTGTTAATGGCGTTGTATTGGCTAGCGGGGCAACTTATCCTGGCACGGGGCGATATGTAGCAGACGCGGTATCGTTCCGCCCGTACGCCACTACAACCTATAGTTGCGGAACGTTAAGCCAACGATGGACAACCGTCTATTCACAAAACCTTGATTTGACAGGTGTTGTGGCCGCAGGCACTTGGAACGGATCGACCATAACCACGGGTTACGGTGGTACTGGCGTTACCTCCACGCCATCTAATGGGCAATTATTAATTGGTAATGGGGCAGGATATTCGTTATCGACTTTAACTGCTGGCACTAACATAACCATAACTAACAGTTCTGGCGGCATCACAATTGCTGCTAGTGGTGGCGGTAGCGGCACCGTAACCTCGGTTGCAGCGTCAGGAGGCACAACAGGCTTAACGTTTAGTGGGTCGCCTATTACTACTAGCGGGACACTTACGTTGGGGGGTACGTTAGCTGCTGCCAACGGAGGAACGGGCGCTTCATCGCTTACTGGCGCTGGTATTGTTACAACGACAGATACACAAACAATCAGCGGTCAAAAGAATTTCACTAATTTTTCTTGTACTTACGCCGGTACAACGTACGCTACAACAAATGCTTACTTTGGTGAGAATAGCTCTTACGCCGTTATAGGCGGCGTTAATGGCGTTGTGTTAGCTAGTGGTGGAACTTACCCAGGCACTAGTCGGTATGTGGGCGACTCTACAGCTTTTCGACCATCAACAACTGCGACTTACAGTTCAGGTACGCTAAGTCAACGTTGGACAACCGTTTACTCGCAAAACCTTGACTTGTCGGGTGTTGTAGCGGCTGGCACTTGGAACGGCTCAACGATCGGTATCAGCTATGGCGGCACAGGATCGACAACACAATCAGGCGCGCGTACTTCGCTTGGCGTACCCGCTGCGCCTACGGGGTCAAGCGCCCAACTGCTTGCCAACAATGGTGCGGGTGAGTTCAGTAATGTCAGCGTTGGGACAGGATTAAGTTATTCAGGTGGTACGTTAAGCGCAACGAATACCGGCACTGTAACCAGCGTTAGCGGCAGTGGCGGTTCGACAGGCCTCACACTCACGGGCGGCCCTATCACGACGTCTGGTACGTTGACGCTAGGCGGCACGCTGGCTACAGGCAGTGGTGGTACGGGCGCGTCGTCGCTTACGGGCGCCGGTATTGTCACGACAACTGACACACAAACTATTTCAGGTGTTAAGACTTTTTCTAGCACTAGCAACGCTTTTGTTGGCGCCACATATAAAACATCCAACGCTTATTTTTATGAAGATACTTCATACGCGGTTCTGGGTGGTGTTAATGGCGTATTAATGGCATATGGTTCTTACCCAGGAACTGTTATTTTTGCGGGCGACAGCAACACTTGGCGTCCTACTGTAGATAACACTCGGGCTTTAGGAACCGCTTCGTTTCGATATACAGTTGTCTATGCGACAACGGGTACGATTAATACGTCAGATGCGTCGCAAAAGCAGCAGGTCAGAGAACTATCCGACGTCGAGCAGCGCGTAGCGCAACGTGTTAAAAAGCTGATACGAACGTTTAAGTGGAACGACGCCGTTGAAGCAAAAGGTGAAGATGCGCGGATTCATTTTGGTGTTATCGCGCAAGATGTGCAAGAAGCATTTGCCGCCGAGGGCTTAGATGCGTCAAAATACGGTTTGTTTTGCAGTGACACATGGACCAACTCAGACGGATCGTCACAAACGCGTTTAGGCGTGCGTTACAGCGAATTGTTGGCTTTTGTCATCGCCGCACTTTAAGGACTACTATGACAACCATTTTATCCCCTAGCCCAAAACTTCAGTTTTTTGCTTCGGATGGCTCCTTGTTAGTCGGCGGCAAACTCTATACTTACGAAGCCGGAACGACCACGCCGTTAGCGACTTACACCGATTCTACTGGGGCGACGGCTAACACAAACCCAATCATCTTAAGCGTGCGCGGCGAGGCGAACGTCTGGTTAGGTACGTCGTCATACAAATTTGTTCTTAAAGATAGCAACGACGTCCTTATCTGGACGGTCGATAACATCTCAACGGCGCAAGGTCTTATCGACGCCTTGAGCGCGTCTTTGGCTGCGGCATCTGGTTCTTCTTTGATTGGTTACTCGCCATCAGGTGCGGGCGCCGTAACGACAACGGTACAGGCCAAACTGCGCCAGACCATAAGCGTTAAAGACTTTGGTGCTACAGGCGATGGTACGACCGACGACACTGTGGCGTTCCAAAACGCGCTGACTGCCGCGACAGGTAAATCGCTGTACGTGCCTGCTGGTACATACGTCTGTACGGGGCTAACGATCTACAGCGGCACTAACATGTACGGCGACTCGCCTGCCACGTCGATTATCAAAGCCAAAAGCACCCTTGGCGCTACAACGCCGCTGTTAAAGAACCCCAATCAGACAGGCACTGCGTACGTTTACGTAGACAAAGGTATTAGCGTCAGCAACATCAAGTTTGACGGTAACAACTTAGGCCCGCGCACGGCTGAGTTGGTTTCGTTTGGCAAGGTCGAAGACCTTAACATCACTAACTGCTACGTTTACAACGTGCAATACATCGGTATTGCGTTGGCAGGCTGTATTGCGGTAGGTGTTAACCAGTGTTTGTTTACGGAGTGCGGCAGCGACAGTGTGCTCGCCGAGGGCGGCGCTGCAATATGGATGGGGCCAGCCGCTGACACCACAAGGTCTTACG